TCGATCAAAAACATTAAAAATATCAGAGCCGTTTTTATTTGTTTTAGCTCTAACATAAAGCTTACTCCAAACAGTCACATAGCAATAACTATCTCCTGAATTGCGTCCTTGTTTTATTATTTCTAAAACTTTTTCAACGACCTCATCGTCTGGTGCGATGCTAAAATTATTAATGATAATCCGTTTGTAATTTTTGCTTATTGCATTCATAAATCACCTATTCATCTGAGTGAAACACGTTTCAAAACTATGCGACTTCTGACATTGGCTCATGGCTGCATCGTCGCTAGCCATAACCATAAACAAGGCAAATAATGCCAATATAAAGAAAAACGATTTCATGATTGCGCCTCAACTGGTGATTTTTCAACACAGTGAGACATCACAATCGCTGGAGTAATTTGTTCAAACTCTGCATTAGAAAGCGGGGTCACACTTTTATAAAAAATACATGTTGATATGTTTTTTCTTATCACTACAAACGAGTCGTAAGCAGGTTCAATACATCCGTTAACAGTACACACCAAATGTGTTGCAGCTTCACCTGATTGAAATCCGTGTCCAGTTCTATATGATGGATACATATCACCAAGCCGATCATGATATAAATCTTCATCAATTTCACGCCATAAAGTATTATTGACAGCTTTGCATGTGTTGGATGTGCTCATCTTAATCCCCTGTGTTGTCAGCCCCTTGCTGATATATAAACACTATCCCATATGGATTAGAGTGTCAACAACAAAAATCACATCATAAGAAAAAAAATCAAAAAATATTTTGAGATTAAGTTTTAATATATTGATGGACAAATGCAGACTGTCCACAAATGTCCGTTGACAATTTGACACGCGATTAAAATCAGAATATGAAATTAATTCAGGTTAAGTTAATAACTTGCTAATCGGGTGATCAATGGCTTTAAGCGGTCGCAAGCGTTCAAATAACACCAATCGCGACAAAAACGGCAAAATCAAACAAAGCTATTACAATAATCAGAGCGAAAACTGGGCGCCTGCTGCGATTAAGCGCGCAATGGACGCAGGGCAAGCAACGCCTTTTGATATATGGATGACAGGTTTAATAACAGACAAGGGCGCGTCTCATAAAGTTCTCGGTGTCGATGCATCTGATTTGTATAACGTCGGCAAATGGTACGCTGTTGAGATGCGCAAGTATCTAAACGCAATCGGCGCACCGCGTGTTAAATCACCCTCATTGATGCGTGAAAGCCCTACAACAGGTACATCACTTGTTGACTGCAATCACATCGTGCGCGAGTTCCAGCGCATCTGTTCATCACGTCATAGAGCGCTTCTAGATGCTGCTTGTGTTGAGGGTCTGCACACGCTGCGTGTTGATCAATCCGATTTACTGCAAGCGCTGCACAATCTGCACCAATTCAAGCGCCATGCGTCTATTGTGCGCGGTTCATTCGCAGCATTGCGCGTAAAGAAAGAAACGGTATAACATAACGGCTTGACATGCGCTTAAATGGGATTAATATAAACTCATGCAAGACAACCAGAACATACCAGAAGCGCCCGCGCCATTATTCGCTCTTGTGCGTGGCGATTACGCAATCATGGTATCATCCGATAAAGAGCATTTGCGCACGCAGTCACTGCCTACAGATCGTATTTATGCGTATGAAACGCCTCTTTCCGCTGAGGATGAGACGCGCTTGCCGTATCCATCATTCCACGATGTAGATCATTCGCTTGGTCTCGTGACGCTGGTGCATCCGCACACGCAAATGTCACCACGGCAAAAAAAGTTCTTCAATCAAATCAAGCGCGTGTCTGCTTATCCTCTTATTGGTGATCAGATCGGCGCAATCGTTAACCAAATCAGATCAATGAACGTTCCGTTAACCCCTGAGTTTGAAGGCATTTGTGGTCGCATTGATCAGGTTAAAAAAGACAATCCTTACGGGTGATTTATGCACTTGCAGCAATTAGCCGAGGAATTTAAGCGACTGGCAACTGAGGCGGGTGTCTTTTGCAATTCGTTTTATTACCCTGCGTCTCCAGACTGTGATTACAATCGTTTAGTTATCAATTATGCTAATTCAGAGAGCGAGATGACAAGCGGTTTGTGGTGCGGGTGTGATGTTTTTGGAATGAATACAATCGATGAAATTAACGAGCAGCATAACAGGCTAATGAGCGTCCTGAGTGAGTTTAAGTCATGCCAGCCGGCGGTGTAAGAAGAAATGCGGGTCGCCCTCTCGGCGGTCAAAACAGAATAGACCGCGAAGCGCGTGAAAAAGCTAAGGCTGCGGGAATTACGCCATTGGATTACATGCTGCAAATATTGCGCAATGAAGACAATCCGCGTGATGTGCGTCTTGATGCTGCCAAGGCTGCCGCTCCTTATCTACACGCAAAACTTAATAGCGTTGACATGCAATTAACAGGCAAAAACGGCGGCGCGATGGAGATGGTAACACGCATTGAACTTGTAGCGCCTAGCCTAAACGAGGACGGCGCTTTTGACCTCAACGCAACAGATCATAATCCCGCCTAAGCTTATCCCTGTTTTCGTTGGTGAGGCAGATATTCGCGCGGCTTATGGTGGTCGCGGCTCTGGCAAAACACGCACGTTTGCAAAGATGACGGCTGTAAAAGCCTACATGTTCAGCATGTTAGGCTATAAAGGCATCATCCTTTGTTGCCGTGAGTTTATGAACTCGCTTGACGATTCATCAATGGCGGAAGTCAAAGAGGCGATTTTAAGTGAGCCTTGGCTTGCCGCGCATTTTGACATTGGCGAAAAATACATACGCACACGATGCGGAAGTGTCTCATACAAGTTTGCTGGTCTTGATCGCAATATATCAAGCGTCAAATCAAAAGCGCGTATCTTGCTTTGTTGGGTTGATGAAGCCGATCCCGTTACAGAAACGGCTTGGCAAATCCTTATCCCGACATTGCGTGAAGAGGTTAGCGAGCTATGGGTTACGTGGAATCCTGATAGCAAGCATAGCGCAACGGATGCACGGTTTCGGCAAGTCAAATCTGACAGGATTAAAATTGCTGAGATCAACTATAAAGACAACCCGTGGTTTCCTGCGGTGCTTGAAAGGGTGCGTTTAAAGGACATGGAAGAACGCCCCGATAGCTACGCGCATATTTGGGAAGGCGATTATGCGCAAGTCATAACAGGCGCTTATTTTGCTAAGCAGATCAATGAGATGAAAGCGCAAGGGCGATTAAGCCGCGTTGCTGCTGATCCTCTAATGACAACCCGCGCCTATTGGGACATTGGCGGAACTGGTGATAAATCAGACGCTTGCGCCATTTGGATTGTGCAATTTGTCGGGCGTGAGATACGAGTGCTCAACTATTATGAGGCACAAGGTCAACCGCTCGCAACACATGTGCAGTGGCTTAGATCAAGCGGTTATGAAAACGCTCTATGCGTACTTCCTCATGATGGGCGCTCGCATGATAAGGTTTACAAGGTCACGTACAAAAGCGCTCTTGAAGAGGCAGGCTTTAACGTTCGCGTGATTGAAAACCAAGGTGCGGGTGCTGCAATGCTTCGTATTGAAGCTGTTAGGCGTTTGTTTCCGTCTATCTGGATCAATGAAGCGACAACTCACGGTGGCGTTGATGCACTTGGCGCTTATTGCGCAAAATTAGACGAAAAACGCAAGGTTGATTTAGGACCGAACCATAACTGGGCATCACACGCGGCTGATGCATTCGGCCTCATGGCTATTGATTACGAAGTCCCCAAGGACACAAAAACACATGACATCATTAACAAATTACGACAAGGCCGAGGCGGAGGGTCTGGCTGGCAAGGCGCGTAAAAAAGAGGATGATGCTGGCTTCCTTAAGCTCATGCGTGAGCGTGCTTCTCGCGGCGTTGAATATGAGCGCAACAATACAAGAGAAGCGTATCAGGATTTAGAGTTTCGCGCTGGCATTGGTCACTGGGACGAGAAGATCAAGAAAGACCGCGAAAACGCTGATAGGCCATGCTTAGTCGTTAATCGTTGCCCTCAATTCATCAATCAAGTGACGGGCGATATACGCCAGATGAACCCCACGTTTAAAGTTGTGGGCATACAAGACAACGATAAAGACAAAGCCGACGCTGTCAATCAGATACTAAGGCACATCACTTATAACTCTGTTGCGTCCGATGCGTTTTATTATGCTGCGGATAGCCAAGTAACCGCTGGCATTGGTCATTGGCGTGTCACGACGGACTATGCGGACGATGACACCGATTTGCAAGAGATACGCATCGAGCGTGTTGACGATGGTGTAGGTGTAATTTGGGATCCCGATGCGACAAGACCAGATCGCAGTGACGCGCAATGGTGTTTCGTCCCTGTTGATATGACGCTTGCGGTTTTTAAAGAAAAATACCCCGATGCGGCAACCTCTGGCTTTGATGACATCCATCAATACCGTGCGCATTCGATGCATGGCACTGACTCATGGTGGTCTGAGAACGATAACATTCGCGTTTGTGAGTATTGGGTTAAGAAAAAGACAAAGAAAGACATCATTCGTGCGGATGGCTCGGTTATCCAGCGCGATGCTACCACCATTTGCAAATACGTTGTCACATCAACGGAAATCCTTGAAGATGCTGTTGAATGGGGCGTTTCAAAGGGCAAGAAAAACGCTAAGCATATTCCGATTGTGCCGATCATTGGCGAGGAAGTGCGGGTAGGTACAAAAACCTACAGACACGGTAAAATCAGGTTCATCAAGGATGCGCAACGGCGCTTAAACTATTTCACATCATCACATGTTGAAGTCGTTGCATTACAGCCTAAAGTGCCGTTTATCGCGGCAAAAGGGCAGCTTGATGATCATTTAGAGATGTGGAGTGGTGCAAACACCGACAATCTCCCCGCTCTGATTTATACGCCTGTATCTGGTGCAAGTGCGCCTCAACGCTCGCAGCCTCCCGTCTCGTCGCAAGGAATTGGTGAGGGCATTAATCTCGCCGTTGAGGACATGAAGGCCATTACAGGCATTTATGATAGCGCTCTTGGCAATAGATCGAATGAGACATCAGGCGTTGCTATTCAAGCGAGGGATAGACAAAGCGACACTGGTACATATGTTTACATCGAGAACTTTAAACGTGCGCTTGAGCATACAGGGCGCATCATTCTTGAGATGATCCCGCATATTTACGACACTGAACGTGTTTTGCAAGTCATTGGTGAAGATGGCGCGGTAAATGAGGTCGATCTAAACAAAGCGCTGCTTTTGGGCGGTCAAGACTTCATCCAGAACGACATGAGTAATCTTTCCTATGATTTGCGTGTCGAAACAGGCGCGTCTTACACCACAAAGCGCATGGAAGCCAAAGACGGAATGATGAGCTTCTTGCAGTCTAACCCCGCTGTGTCTCCCATGATTGCCGATCTGGTGGCCAAGTCTCAAGACTGGCCTTTGTCCGACAAGATTGCCGAGCGTTTAAAAACAATGCTTCCCCCTGCGATATTAGCCGCTGAGCAAGAAGAGGAAGGCGCTCAACCAAAACAACCGCCTATGCCTTCACCAGAAGAGCAAGCGGCTATGCAAATGGAAATGGAAAGCAAGCAAGCTGACATGGCGATGAAACAAGCCGATGTGAACATTAAGAACGCACAAGCGCAAAAAGCCCAAGCAGACGCAATGAAAGCCGATCTTGAGCTTAAAAAGGCAGAAGCTGAAATGGCTGGCATGATGCAGCCTATTCAAACCGTTGATCCGCGTGTCGATATGCTTGCGCAAAACGTCAACACGCTAGAGCAAGCACTAAGCCAAATTATTGCCATGTTAGAGCAACCTCAAGAGCCTCAAATGGCCTTTGATCCTCAAGAGCAAATGATAATGCAAGATTTAGAGCAAGGCCAATTTGTCCAGCCTTCGCCCTATGACGGATTTGCAGGAGCTGACGCATAAGGCGCGGCATTCTCGCAATGATCAGCCCCTTTAGAGGGGCTTTTTTTATGGACAAAACCAATGACAGATCAAGACACTAGTGCGCCAGAGTTAGATGAGGAGAAGCCTTCACAGGCTGCTTTAGAGCCTAATAATGAAGCGTCTAAAAACGATGCGGATCAAGAGCAAGACAATCCTCAAGATGATGATCATGAGGGCGATGAAGACGGAAGCGACGAAGGCAAGGAAGCGCGTAAAAAGCGCTCTAGGTCATCACGTTACCGCGACAAAATCACGGCGCTTGAAGAACGTATTTCGATATTAAATCAGAGACTTGAAAAGAGCGCAGAGCCTACAGAGCGGCCTAAGCTTGACGATTATGCAGACTATGACGATTATGAGGCAGCCCGTGGTGAATGGGTCGCCAAGAAAGCAACGTCTGAAATAAGAGCGGCTGACGCAAAAGAAGAGCTTGAAGCAGTCCAGCGTGAGCGGATTGAAACGCTCGCTAGCGATCACAAAATGCGTGAGAGCGAAGCGAAAAAAGTCATCCCTGATTATGATCAAGTCATATCGAATTACAAAGGCCAAGCGCCAAAAGATCACGTTGCCGCAATCATCCTTGAAAGCGATAAATCTGCTCTTTTAAAATACCATTTTGCATCGAACCCCCGAAAATTAGCCGAAATCAACAGCATGTCCCCGCTCTCTGCGGCGCGTGAAATCGGTCGGCTTGAAGCCTCTCTGTCATCACCAAAATCAAAAACACAAACAGACGCTCCCGCTCCATCAGGGGCGCTTAAGGGCGGCACATCTCCATCCAAATCAACCAATGAAATGTCAGTCAGCGACCTTGAAAACGCTTTCAGAAAAAAAGGTCTGATCTGACAGCCAATTTAATAAGGATTTAATAAAATGGCTTCCAATATTTTAACAAATGACACCATTGCCAAAGCTGCAATGGTTATTCTCAAAAACGAGACAGACGTTTTAAAAACGTTTTATCGTGGTTATGAAGAAGACTTTGGCGCTAAGAAAAATGGCTACAAAGAAGGCGACACAATCACAATTCGTCGTCCTGTTGATCCATCGGTGCGCCGCACTGTTGTCGCGTCTGTTCAAGAGTCCATTGAGGGCAGTGTCGATCTAAAAGTTAACAAGCCTTATGGCTCTGATCTGACTTTTAGCACAACTGATCGCACATTGAGCATTGAGAACTTCACCGAGCGCTTCATCAAACCTGCTGTAACAAACATTGTTCAGACAATCATCTCGGATGCGATGGGTGAGTTTTACCCGTTCGTTAACAACTGGGT